AACCGGTCTACCCATATAGTTGGCTAAATCTGTAACCGCCGTTAAGGCTGCTTTTGAATCAATACCAAACGCTTCAAGCTGTGCTCCAGCTGAAGCCAATTCTTCTATATTTTGTGGAGTTCGTTTTGCAATTTGATTGAACGCTTCAAATGCTTCTGTAGCGCCCTCTGTGCTACCCATTAAACCTTCAAGTCTTAACTTGACTTTCTCAATGCTTGCAGCTGCTGTAACAAACTGGCCAATAGTAGCCGCAGCTCCCGCCATGGCAAAGCTGACTAAAAGCATATTATTTCTTAGCTTAGATGCTTCGCGTCTAAATGCTGCTGCTGCGCCAGCTCCTTTACCAGAATCCCTAGCAAATTTACGAGTCTGTTCTGCGGTTTTCTGTATCTCAGCTTTGGCGTTAGCAAAGCCTTTAGTTCTGACTTCTATTACAAATTTAGGCATTGTTTTTTATCGCTGCGTTATATTCTTCATCTATAGTAGAAAAGATGACTATTCTATTATATTCTGCTTCATCTAAACTACTTGCGAATGGAAGCTTAAAGCGCTTATAAGCCATGTATTCTTCTAAAGCTAATTGAGTCTCAGATGTTAAGAAATATGCGGGATTAGCGCAGTGTGCTAAGTTAAAATAGCACTGCTGACCATTAGTGAACTTCTTCTCAATATCTTCTGCTAATATCCGATCTATCTCATTCCATAGCTCAACCTCATCGTACCAGATCAGTTTGCCCAACGTGGGACTGCTCGCTTGGTATGGGAAAACCATATCGTTTGCACTGTGGCCTTTCATACTAAACCACAATGCGATACGATGAATTAAGACTTTTTTTTAGATGGACCTTTTTTGTATTTATTATAGATTGCGATTAAGACTTCATCAATAATGTTGTCATCCATTGATGCAAGTTCCTTGTCGGGGTTTTTAAACGCAAAGTGCATAACAAATTCTAAAACGTCAAAGAATTTCTCACTGTTCATTTCGCCAGTTTTTAAGTCTACGGCGCTGACTTCTAAGCGATGCAGTTTACGTCTATCTGCAAAAGTAAGCTCACGGCACTCAAAAGTACCATGATCGGTTTTTACTGTCATATTAGGTGTTTCGCATTGTAAGAGAACCGAATAAGAGTTTTTGATCTACATTATACATCATTGCAGCTTGTTCATTTAAACTCATTCCGGTAATGATAGCCTTAGTGCAGTGCATTGCCCAATTAGTATCGGCAGTTTTAGCGGCAGCTTGATTAGATTCATTGCCTAAATTATTAATTAAACCAGTTTGTGCGGAAGCGTGCATATAGTTTGCCAACAAACCTCTACTATCTTTATCTAATTTAATCGTAGAAGACATAGTGACTATAGGGCCTTCTGGAACACTTCTGCTAATACTATACGGTACATTATTAACTGGGTCCCAACCTACATAATCAGCTGGGTTTTCAATAGTAACATTAAAGCTTTGCATAACTGGACTTGCCACCCCAGCAATAGTACGATAGGTTAAATCATGTATAGTTTGCAATCCAGCTGTAACAGCGGCACTTGTAGATCCCTCTGCGCCAGAAAACACTGGAGAATAACCTGTCTTTACGGTCAGAGAGTATTTTAAACGCCCACCATCTGTTCCCGCATCTCCAAAAATTGATAGAGCGGTAATTGAACAACCAGTTAAATGAATTGAATTGGCTACTGCGTTACTACCATCATCATCTGTGACTTCTGGTGAAAGTAATTTTACTGTATAAGTAGCTTTTGCTGGTGTGCTGCTTATAGCTTGATTGTGATATAAATGTGGTGCGGTGTATGCATCGGTAATGGTTATAACATTGTTAGATGCAGCTGTATGAAAAATACCATCTAATAAATTTAAAACATTATCGTTTAGTAAACCTGTACAGGTTAATTCAGATGGTGTATTTTTGCCACTAGAATAAATTTCAGCTTCATCTGCAACAAATTTTCCAGACTTCGCTGATAAGTCTTGATCTGGCGTAAAAGATGGCAAACTAACACTATCTGTAAACAATGGAGCTGTATTTGCGTTTACAGATCCTGTATTTGCTTCCCTTACTATACCAATTTGAAAATCATTAGGTTGGTGTGCTACTAAATTATTAGCCATAATTACTTACCTTTTTTTGCTTTAATTTCTTCTACATAATCCAAAGCAAGCTCTGGAATAAAATCTACTTTAACAGTCTTACCAGCATTAAGTTGACTCCAATGCTCTCTTGAGAATCCAGAGTGACTAGCATACTTTGGAATGCTGCTTACGTTATCTTTTTTCTTAATACTTTTCATACAACCTCTAATACGTTTGCTATAAATGTTGCTTCTACTAATCCTATATCAGATGACAGATCTGCATTATCTGGCTGATAATTAATACTTTCTAATCGACCGTTAAAAAAACGCTGGCCATTGCTATCAGAATAGCTAGTATTGTTACGTATAAGTCTTTTAAATCTTTCTATAACATTTGAAGTAGCATCAATATGAGTATCCTTTCGACTTTGCCCACTCAATATCCGATAATACTGGACCAATATTTCGTATTCGCGTATATGGCCATTTGATAATTCTTCTAATGTATTATCTGAGATAGGAACTAAGTTAAACCAGTTGGTCCCACGCGCGACATAATCAGTGTCAAATGATACAGCCTGTGTAAACTCTCCATTTAAGATTTCTTGCAATGGAGACAGTATATCTACGTCTAAATGATTAACGTAGGTAATGGCCATTATCGATACAATTGCCCAGATTTTACAGATCCGATCTGTACATCTGAGCTTTGAAACGTCACACTAAATTCATCTCCAGCTACATAGACTCCCGGTCCCCATAAAACTTGAGCTCCATACGCAAACGCTTGATAGGACCCATTCATAGTTTGAGCATCTATGATTTTTTCCATACGCAAACCATCTGAGTTTTTAACATAAACATCATACTTAACTGGACTTGTAGTCCCGGGTGCAAATTCTCCACCTGTGCTAATGACTAAACGCGGTTCATCGTAATCTACGCTAGGTGGACCAAATATTTTTATATCCTGTGGAAACCCAGTAGTGGATCCATTAATAGATACCACGTTAATATCTTTTCCATCTTCAGATTTATTTGTAGTCTCATTCCATAACGCAAACTCGCCAAGCTTCAATCTGTCTAACAGTCCAGTTTTGTCAGCATTCAATGCCTGTTCGTAAATCTCTTGACCTTTTTCTGGATCAGTTCTTCGCACCAGATCTGCTACTGCAAGAATTGCATTAATACGAATTAAAATAAAATCGTAGGTCCTAGAATGCGCGCCTTGTAGGTCCGCATTATTTCGTTTATAAATAGTACGATTTGTTAAATAACTTCTGATAAAATCTGAGCTCTCATTTACAACAGCAGTTTTAAGCGTATCAAAATCCATAGCTTCTTCCCAATTACGGGCATTTAATGCCGCAACTGATGTTGATGCTTCGTAATACTCTAAACGGTCGTCAGCAGCCACCCAGCGCCATTCTGATGCGCTATTAGGTTCATCGGACTGTGCAGCTCCTAAGTCTTTATGGTCCATAAAAATTGCACTGCAAAATCCTGTGTTATAAGCATAGTATAAATTACTGGTTCCACTTGCCACAAACGTAACCGATAAAAGTCTTTTACGATCAAATGAATCCACGTCTGCAATTGCTTGCAGATCTGTAGTCGTATTACAAAATGCTTCAAATCTTGTCATGCTTGGGCCATCTCTTTATTATTAGTTAAAATGGTTACGTCTGGTACAGGTGCTGTGTTAATTAGAGCTAAGATATAAGCAATGGTTTCTGGAAAATGTGTATCATTATTTTTTAAACGCTTCTCCAGCTCCTTTATTTGCGTCATTACTTCTAATACGCGTTCTATTTTCTCTGACTCATCCATATTTAGTTACTATTTCTGCAAAATGTTCTGGCGTACCTTTGCCTTTATAAGTGTTATAATAAGATTTCCAGTAAATAGCTTGATCAGCTAATGTACGTGGTAATGGCTTGGGGCATCGACGGTAATGTAATCTGCACATAATAATTTGTGCTGCTAGATTGGTTGTTAATATTAATTTCCATTTTTCCTCACTTGGACTTAAAAAATGGGACCAGTCTAATTCGCAAATCTCAGCCACTTTTTTCATAAGCGATTCACGATACTTTAAATAATTATTTATTATATCTAAACACGTGGCTGGTTCACACTGCCAGTGTCCTCGCGCTGGACCTTTAATCTGTTTTAAGTAAACATATTTACTTTCAACTAAGCCAGTGTTATATACTAGATCTAGCGCTTCTGGAGAACTATACTTATCGCCTAGTTCTGTTAAAACGTGGTCTATGACTTCACGCATTTGAGTGGGGTCTATCATTTTTTCTTACGCTTACCGGCCTTTGTTTTCTTTTTAAAACCGATCTTTTTTCCATACCCTTTTTTGCTTGGCATATATACTCCTTTATTTTTTAATCTTTTTTATTTTACCATTACTGGTCCGCGCAAACTTATGTGTCTTAGTCTCGCGAATTAGCG